GCACCGTCCTCTGTGGGAATCGGTTTCAGCCATATTCCCTATGGCTGCTCCGTAACTCCCACTCACCCGCAAGGAGAACTCCAGGATGGTCACCGCAAACTTCCCGTCCAGTACGCGAAAGCGTACGTTCGAGTATGTCAAGTCGAAGTTCTATCCGGCTACGACATACTTCACTGACCCCAATACGGGTGCTGTGTCTACTTCGGTAACACAGCATCCTGGGGCTCAGTACGGACGAGAGATGACCACATCTCAGAGAGGGTCGAATTGGTTGGACTACAAGGCATTGAAGCGTGACGCCGAAAGGCGTCATGCTCCTCTGGCTAATAGTTCCTTCCTATCGACTGCGGACTTGGGTACCGACGGATTTATGTCCATCAAGAATACAATCGAGTATTCACACGAGAGAGATCTCGATGTGAATCTCGATATTCGAGAGGGCATCTATCGGTACTCGTATCGCGGACCATGGGTTGCTATGGACGCGAACGTGGGGTCTACATCGACCTTGTATCCGGCAGTACCTGGTAACCTGATTAGTCTTGCGACTATTCGGGGTACCACTGCCATTGCAAGGACGATCCCCACGAGTCCTGTAGCGGGAGCTGCGCAGTTCCTAGGTGAACTCAGGGAAGGCCTTCCGGCCATTCCTGGGAGAGGCCTTGTTCATAGAGGGGGTCCCGGCGGCGTAGCCGACGAGTACCTCAACTATGAGTTCGGTCTCAAACCAATCATCTCGGATCTCCGAAAGTTCGGAGAAGCTGCTCGATCAGCCAATAAGGTGATCGAACAGCTTAAGCGCGACTCCGGTCGTCTTGTTAGACGACGCTACACCTTTCCGGAAGAAAGGACTATCAGTACATCAGTTGTAAGCAGTAATGCTTACGGGTCCCCGGGTCATAGACTCGTGGGACCAAGCTGTTATACTGGTGGTCCGGGTAAGCTTACCAAAACCCGTGAGGAAACTTACCGGTTTTGGTTCTCAGGTGCGTACACGTATCTCTATCCCCACGGTGATAGTGCTGTGGAGAAGATGCGTGCCGCAGAGAGTCGGATGAACCGACTCTTTGGAACTCGGGTTTCCCCCGAGCTCTTCTGGGAGCTTACCCCCTGGAGTTGGGCTGCTGATTGGATCTCGAACACTGGTGATGTTGCTCGCAACATGACCGCGTTTGCCAACGACGGCCTTGTCTTGAGGTGGGGTTACATCATGTGTCATTACACATGTCGTGACACCTACCTGCTCGACGGTGTTGCCTTGCGAGGCACCACTGGCGGGCCCCGGAGCCAGACTTTCGTCACAGACGTAAAGTACAGGCAACGGGCGACCCCTTACGGGTTTGGCCTAGACATTGGCAAGTTTACCACTCGCCAATGGGCCATCCTTGGTGCACTCGGCATCAGCCGAGCCCAGGGAATGCTATGACCCTCGCCGACGTCTTTCGACGTCGTCTTGATGAGGCTAACTCCTCGAAAGAGGAAAGTCTCGTAGAACAAGCGTCTTTTGGATGCTTGCTCTGGTTCATAGCAGCCGGAGTGACAGTGTTAGGATCGTCGATCCTAGCAGTGTTCATGCCGGACTCTGTCCCAAAGAGCAGTCTACCACAACCAGTGGCAGATGCTCTTCCCAACCAGCAGGAGTCATGCCTTGTTCACCGATCCCCAGTCCCTGACTGTCAACGCTGTGGCGAACGCGCTTCCGCGCGTCACCACGAATCAGAATGGCGCCGTCTATAGTAAGGACGACGGCAATCTGAAGCTGTCCATCTCGTCCGCTTACGGTAAGCGTACGCGTAGGACCGCACGCGTTGACTTCCGGAAGACTGCCGCTGACCCGTTGTTCCCTAGCCAGAACACTCCGTATTCGATGAGTGCTTACATCGTTGCGGATGTTCCGGTGGTGGGCTTCACGGTCACCGAGCAGAAGCAGATTGTCGACGCCCTTGTGGCGTGGCTGTCTGCGACTTCCGGGGCTAACACCACCAAGCTTCTCGGTGGTGAGAGCTAAAACGTCAGGAACTGCCACTTGGGAGATACCCAGGTGGAGACCAATCAGGTCGGAGCACAGCAAGGCTCGGGATGACTCACCCTACCGTTAGGAAGGGGGGCCATGAAAAGCCTCATGTGTCTCTTGCGGGAGGTTCTCCTTGATAGGGGAACCTGGTGTGGCGTTAGCACCGCTCTGGATCTCAAAAAGATCCAGAGCCGTGTCGAAGCTGAGGGAGTGTCGTTTCTCACGATCACTCTCCCGACCTTTGGTAAAGACCTCGAAAGAGCTCTTGACCAAGGGTACGTGGACTCTCAACTGTGGAAAGGCTTCCAAAAAAGCCGATCCTCAGGGTGTCTCCCCCTATTCCTAGGAGGTTTCACCAGTCTCATCTTCGACCGTGCTTCTGGTCGTCTGTTTGACGTTCCAAGCATCGATGCAATCCAAGCGATACGTCAGATCACTCTGATGTTCGCGAAGATTAATTTGGACTGCTCTGAGAGCAGAACCAAAGCAGCGATTGCAGGGTTCGTCAAATGTGAGCAGGACGTCCGAGAGGCTGACAAACGGCGCTCTGAGGCTGCTTGCAGCCAATTTGCACGCGTTGGTCACCTTCTTTGGGCCTCTGTCTTGCAACGAGTCGATGAACAAATCGACTCTGGACAGTTGGTCCCAAAGCATGGGCCGGGGGTCACCGCTGATCGCCTTCTGGGAAACCAGAAGTACGACCAGACGGAATGGACCTCACGGCTTGAAACCTGGTTTCCGTTTCTTGACGGGTTTGTTGCACCGTCGTTTCGGGCATACCAGGATTTCGACCATGTGGACATCCTCGAACCTGGAGCGGAAAGGCCCGTAAGGGTCATCACCGTTCCAAAGACGCTCAAGACGCCGAGAGTCATAGCTGTCGAGCCTACTGCGATGCAATATGCGCAGCAGGCCGTAGCTGAGTCTCTTGTATCTCACCTGGAGGGGAAGGACAACCCCTACAGGTGGATTATCGGATTCCGGGACCAAGACCCTAACAGGTCTATGGCACGGAAGGGGTCCCTTACAGGGGACCTCGCGACGCTGGATCTCAGAGAAGCTTCCGATCGCGTCTCGAATCAGCTCGTACGTCTCCTTCTCAATCCGTGGCCTCATGTTGCAGGGGCCGTGGATTCGTGTCGGAGCCGGAAGGCTGATGTGCCTGGCCACGGAGTTATCCGTTTGGCCAAGTTCGCGTCCATGGGTTCAGCGCTCTGCTTTCCTGTCGAGGCGATGGTCTTCGCGACCATCGCCCTCTGCGGGATTGAAGATGCGCTCAGACGCCAGATGACCCGTAAGACCATCCATGGTCTCGCGGGTAAGGTGCGCGTCTACGGGGACGATATCATTGTCCCCGCAGATTGCGCCGAAGCCGTCGTTGGGAAGCTCGAAGATTTTGGTCTTCGAGTCAATACCAACAAGTCTTTCTGGACCGGAAGGTTCAGAGAGTCTTGTGGC